TCACCGGCTTGCGAATGCTCGAGGGATACCGCGAAGCGGAACTTGTGGCGGCAAGAGTCTCCGCGAGCAAGATGGGATTTTACACGGAGACCAGTCCCGACGGATATGTCTCGAGCGAAGACGCCGACGGCAATCTTGTTTACGAGGCTGAACCGGGATCGTTCGAGCGTCTCCCGATGGGGATGGATTTCAAGGCGGTCGACTTCCAACATCCAAACGGCGCGTTTGGTGACTTCAACAAAGCGGTCTTGCGTGGTGTCGCCTCGGGTCTCGGAGTGAGCTATAACACATTAGCGAACGATCTGGAAAATGTCAACTACTCGTCGATCCGCGCCGGTCTCTTGGACGAACGCGAAGAATACAAGACGCACCAGAATTTTATTATCGATCATCTCTGTCGCCCGGTCTTCTTTGCGTGGCTCGAGCAAGCACTCTTGACCGATGCGCTCAAGCTGCCCGCCGAGAAGATGGACAAGTTCAACGCGGCAGAGTTCCGCGGTCGTCGCTGGCAATGGGTCGATCCGCTCAAAGACGTTCAAGCCAACATCACCAGCATCGAGTCAGGTCTCAAATCCCGGCGGCAAGTGGTTGCCGAGATGGGCGGCGACTTCGAGGACGTCATTGATGAGCTTGCGGAAGATCAAACGCTGATCGAGACCGCGGGGATAGTCTTGGGCGACGCGCCGATCATCGAGGCAACCGACGAGCCAGACGACGACGAGCAGTCGAGCGGCAAGCCGACCAAGCCAGCAAAAGCGGGCAAGCCAGCAACCGACGAAGCACCGGGGAACTTGGCAGTCGCCGCCGATGCCGGTCTCAATGGGGCGCAAATTCAAGCCGCCTTGTCGGTCATCGAGCAGATCGTGAGCGGATTAATGCCCGCCGCCGCCGGGGTCGAGTTGCTTGTCTCGCTCGGGCTGGACGATGCGACCGTCGCCAAGATGATGTCAGCGATCAAGACTTTCAAACCAAAGCAAACCGCTACCAATGAACAAAAACAAAATGGCGAAAAATCTGCCGACCAATAAAACGCAGCAACGATCGGTCGAACTCGATCGGTCTGCGATCAACGAAGACGAGCGAACCGTCGAGCTTGCTTTCTCAAGCGAGGAACCCGTCGAGCGTTCATTCGGGCGCGAGGTGCTCGACCACGATCCCAAGAGTGTCAACCTCTCCCGGCTGAACGGGGGCGCGCCACTACTGCTCGAGCATGACCGGGGCGAGCAGATCGGCGTCGTGGAAGATGCCCGCATTGATCCCGACAAGATGGGACGCGCGACGGTGAGGTTCAGCAAAGCCACACGCGCGCAAGAAATTTTTCAAGATGTTTTAGACGGTATCCGACGGATGGTCTCTGTCGGGTATCGCGTCGACGAGTTTGTCCAAGACTCCGATGACGGTGACGGGCCGGAAACCTATCGCGCGAAAAGTTGGAGTCCACTCGAAGTCAGCATTGTGAGCATCCCGGCGGATACATCTGTCGGAGTCGCCCGCGGTGAAGATGAACCCGAAACGGAGCCGGAGCCACAAACGGAGCCGGAGCCAGAACCCGCCGCGGAAGAACCCGAGGCAGAAAGAGCACAAAATAATATCATGTCTGAAAAATCAGAACCGACCATTGAGGTCAAAGCCGACAAGCGCGCCGAGAACATCGCCGCCATCGGTCGTCAGTTCAACGCCTCCGACGAAGCGTTGTCATTCATCGCCGAGGGCAAGTCCGCCGATCAGTTCAAAGATCATCTGCTTGAGCAGAGAGCAAACGAGCCGGTCGCCGTTCCGTCCGATGAGCGCGAGGAAATCGGACTCTCCAACAAAGAGGTTGGCGAGTATTCATTGCAACGCGCAATCGAGGCAGTCGCCTCCGGTCGTCCGCAAGACGCCGGTCTTGAGATGGAAGCATCTCACGCAGTAGCTCAACGCAGCGGCAAGAGTCCGAGAGGTTTCTTTTTGCCAAACGACGTGACCAACAAGTTCGTCGGTCAGCGTGATCTCACCGCGGGCGCGTCAACTACTGGCGCGAAACTCGTTGACGAGATTGTTCAAGTCCCGGTCATCGAAGCGTTACGCGCTCGGATGGTCATGGGTCAACTCGGCGCAACCGTGTTGAGTGGTCTCTCGTCAAACGTCTCCGTGCCGAAAGTCACGACGGGCGCAGCGGGTTCGTGGGTTGCTGAAAATGCAGCACCGAGCGAGACGACTCAAGTCATCGGTCAAGTCCAGTTGTCACCGAAAACTTGTGCGGCATACACCGACATCGGTCGGCGTTTGCTCATTCAGTCATCGGCAGACGTTGAGTCATTGATCCGCAACGACATCACGAACGCGCTTGCGGTTGCCATTGATTCGGCAGCGGTAAACGGCGGCGGAACCAATGAGCCGACCGGCATCTTGCAGCACTCCGACGTGACGACTGTCGCGATGGGTACAAACGGAGCCGCTCCGACTTACGCAAAACTTTGCGACGTCGAGGCAGGGCCGGAGAATGCCAACGCCGCGATGGGGACGATGCAATTCCTCACCAACGCGAAAGTGCGGAAAAAGTTGCGTCAACTTGAGATCGCAACCAATTCCGGATTGATGCTGTTCGATTGGCGATACAACACGATACTCGGATACCCGACGACCGTGGCGAACATCGTGCCGTCGAATCTCACCAAGGGAAGCTCGAGCGTTTGTTCTGGAATCATTTTCGGTGACTTCAGTCAAGTGTTGATTGGCTACTTTGGCGCGGGGATCGATGTCCTCGTCGATCCGTACACGGGCGGAAATGCAGGGACAGTCCGATGTTCCGCATTGGTCGACGTTGACGTCAACCTCCGCCACGGCGCAGCGATGTCCGTCATCGCAGACGCGACCACGGCGTAAGTCTTTGCGACTCGGGGGCGCGTGCCGGTGTTTCTTTGTTTGTCCGGCGCGCGTCCCATTTTAAAAAATGGCGGCATTGCTTAAACTGTACGTCGACACCGAGCGCAACAAGCTCGTCAAGTCGTCGACGTCGACGCAAGAGGTCACGCTGCCGACGTTCTTTCAAGGCGACGTTGTGCCGATTGCGGTCACGTTACTTGAACCAAAGACGAGCGGCGGCATCTCCGACCCGTTCTCGATCGTCACCGACTCTTACACGGTCAAGATCGGGCTGACCACTCCGCACGCGACAAGCGGATCGGAGACGGTACACACTAATTCAAATTTAACTCAAAGCGCAACCAACGTCCACGAGGGTACGTTGCTACTCAACGCGACCGCGGTCACGACTCTGCTCGCCACGGGAACAAGCGCGACGTGTCAACTCGAGATCGAGGCGCGCACCGGGTCGGGAACGTATTCAACCGAGTTGATGCGCGAGGTGACTGTCAAGGCGGACGGACTCAAGTCGTCGACGCCGACAGACTTGGCGACCGAGACCTACCCGACAACGGCGGAGGCGACCGCTACTTTTGCGGCAAAGATTGGAAGCTCGGGCGATTCAATCACGCTCGTTTCACCCGACGGCGCAAAAGGCATTATTATTTATTGCACAAACGACGGCGAGTTTATGACGGACACGGTCACTTTTTAGATGAGAAACTTTTTCTGCATATTGGCAATTGCTTTGACGGTTTGCATAGGCGAGGCGGCGACGCGAAAGGCGTTGCAGATCGACGTGTCGACCAACCCGAGCGACGGCGACACGCTTGTCATCAACGGAGTCACGCGGACTTGGAAAACAAGCGTCGCGACCGCCTCAACTCAAATCGAGATCGCAGCGACCGCGGCATTGTCGAAAGAAAAACTCTTTCTGCAAATCGCCGCGAACCCGTACACCGGCCCGCTCATATTGCAAAGCGTAGACGCGGACTCGATCAAACTCACAACACAAGTCGACGGCGCGTTGACATATTCAGAATCGGGATCGTGGTCAACGTTTACGCTTTCAACTCTCACGGTCACGAGCGCATACAACGTGCGGATGCCGATCACCGTCGAACCGGCGGCGACACGGATCACGATCGCAAACGATCTTGTGACCGCGATGGCATCGGCGACCGGGGCGTTTGGCACAACCGACGCGCACATGGCAAACTTTGCGAGCTTGACCGGATCGCAAACGGTGACAAGTAAAACATTGCAGACCGGCTACATCGATTCGCTCACCAGTCGAAACGGGTCAACCGACGACAACACGTCAATCGAGACGACCGCATATCAAGGCATTCACTTTTGGGATTGGAACAATCAAAACCGTGTTTATTCGATCCGCCCAAATAACAACGGGTTTCCGTCGGTCTTTTACACATACGCAAGCGCAACCGCAAACACGGCGGTCGCCACGAGTGACGCCAACCTCACTTTAAACACCGACGCTTTGCTAAACGTGGCGAGCGCGGACAATCGATATTTGCGGCTCGGCGCGGCCAACACCGCGACCGACGACTTGACTGTCAGCGGCGACGTCGAGTTTCAAGGCGAGACCTACATCGTCAACGGGCAAGGCGGGACATTGACCGACGTGACCATCGCGACCGCAACCTCGATCGGCGGCACAATCGGATCGCTCTCCGGCGGCACAATCGCAAGCTCGACTCTCACGTCGCCGACGTTGAGCGGCAGCGTGACACTCACCTCGGGCGGCAAACTCCATCACGCCCGGTATGACGACACGACTGTCACGAGCGGCAACGCAACGCTGAACCCGTACAGCGCGACATTCGTCCGCCTCACCGGGTTGACCGCCGACGTCAATCTCGTCGGCATCGAGGGCGGAGCGGATGGCCGGATGCTTTACATATTCAACAATGATTCGACATGGGATCTAAAAATCATGCACGACTCGAGCCTTGAGACGACCGCGGCAAATCGAATTTATACAAACACCGAGGGAGACAGGTCTGGCACGAGCGGGTTCAATATGGGGATTTTCATTTACGACTCAAGCGCGAGTCGCTGGATCATGTTATCGTGGGAAACTTAAATCTGGAGAAATAAAAAATGGCAGCAATATCAATCAACGACGCATACACGACAGTCGCGAGCGCAAGCTCAAGCGCGGCACTCGGGGCGAGTACGGTCAAGGCGGACAACCTCATCTTGGTCGCGCACAAGGCGAGCAAGACAGAGAACACCGGCACGGTTTATTTTATGAAGACCGGCGGCGCGGTGAGAATCCCGCTTGAACCGGGCGACGTGATGAGCCTCGTGTCACCGGGCGACGAGGAACTCACGCTTGACCAGTTCACAATTGAGAACGTGAACGCGGGCGACGGGGTTGGGTACTTGGCAATCGAGCATTCACCATACGACTAATATGTCTCTGCAAATTCTACGCAAGACCGTCCGAGCAACCGGCGGGACACAAGTCAGCGAATACGCTGCCAAGATAAAATCCGTCACCAGCAGCACCGATGTTAGTGCAGTATTTTTATACGACACCAAAAATACCGACTCAGACGGTGGCGCGTGGAGGAAGAAGTGCAAGGGACTTTCTTGGTTCGACGAGGGAAGCAGCGCAACCAGATCGGCGCGGAGCGAGTTTCCCGCGATGGCTTTGATTGTGGCGGATAACCCAGACAGCGGAAATAAGACTGTCACGATTTATGACTTGGATGACCCCGCGATGCCAATGTGGATGGTTTTTAACTGCGATACATCAGCGTGGACATCAAACGCAACATTCATTTCTTGTGCGGTAACTGGTGCAAACACAAACGATATTTCCAGTATTTTTGCGGTGAATGGGCGGTTGTTTGTTGGGGGAGCTTTAAACGGGCTTGTGGAAATTGATTTCACGACCGAGCAACAGACTAATTACAGACCCGATATTAGTGCATCTGCCGTTTTACGACATAAAAAAAGTGGGCAGATTGTAGACCGAAACGATACGAGTGGGCAGATTTCAATTACTGGAACACCAATAGTAAACGCAGCCGTCAACGATGTAGCCGCCACCGTCCTAGAGGGCGCGGAGATTGGCGCACTCGGCTTGCCGATTCCAACCGTGGCGGTTGCTACGGGTTCGGGAACAGACGGCGGCATTTCGGTAATTCACGCGAATGGGAGTGTTTACGACATTAGCCAAGACGGCACTTGCAACTCGACTCGATCTGTTTCGTTTGACGGTGATAAAATTGTCAGCTATTGGAACACCGTAAGTTCAACCAATCGCCATCAATACATTCACGCAATCCCGTTTGCTGACGAGGGCGCAGATGACTCGCCGCTTGTCGATTTTGGCGACTTGTCAACTGCTGGCGACTTGAATTATGACCATACTGGTGGTATAAACACTTCGTCCGCAACAGCTAAAGACTCTTGTGCCTATGGAACCGACAGCGGACTAACACTTTTCAAAAACAACTACGGCAACCCAGCAGAGGGTTCTGCCGCCTACATCACCAGCACCTACAACACCGGCCATATGGTTGGTGACATTCGCTTCGCGGGGTTGGCGGGTAACGGCACAGCAGACGAAGAACGAGAAGACCGTTCTGTTAAAGGCAACGACCTAGCAGAAACCGGCACGATAGATAGTGCAGCAGTTGCAACCGGCGCGGAGCTTTACGCATACAGCGGCTTTACTGCTTCTGACTATTTGAGCCAAGCAGCGGGAGTGAATACCGACTTCGACTTTGGCACGGGCGATTTTAGCATAATGGTTTGGGCTAAACTTGGGACGAGCGGAAGCAGCGAAGCAATAGTCGCCAGATATGCTGCGGATAGCGCATCACCAGATTTTCTGTTTTACAAAACCAGTTCTGACACAGTTCGATTTTTAGTCGATGGCTCTGGTGTCGCAATATCATCAGCAACCTATGTTGGTGACATTTGGCATCAGTTCGTTGTTACGCGCCGTGGCTCTGACGTGACGATTTATGTTGATGGTAATGTTGATGGCACGGGAACAAGTTCGGCGGACTTGGACAATTCTAGCGGGATTCTAGGAGTTGGTGTAATTCCCCTCACATCCCCCGCGACCGCCTTAACAAACGGCTCCCTCTCCCTCCTACGCATCAGCGCAACCGCGCCCACGCCGCAACAAATCAAAGAGATTTACGAGGCAGAGAAACCGCTTTTCGCGGCGAATGCGAAGTGTCTTTTGCAGTCAACGTTTTCCGGCGGCAACGAGGTGCGTGATTTGTCGTTTGACAAGTCATCTGGCTTGTTGACGGTAGCGCAACCAACTCCTCCCGATGCAGCTGGTGTGCAGCATTTTCTCGGCTTGGAGATGGTCGGCACGTTCGATGGAGCCGCACACGGGTGGCAATACGGTGGAACAAACCTTGTGGAAACTGCCGGTGGTGTGGTTTCGCTAGTGCGACAAGCCGAGGCATCCCCCGGCGTGGGCGGCGGCGTTCTGGTAGACCTACCAAGCATCGATGTACGCGCCGAGCTAAACGAGGGCGAGTCGAAGCTGCCCGACGATGGGAAGTTTCATTTTGAGGGAGTGACTACTGACCCCGGCAGCACAACGCCAACTGTTATCGGGCAGATACCGATTGCCGAGGATGAGACAATGGAAGTGTTGGCTAGGGTTACTGGCATAGAGTATCAGAACCAGTCGAGCGATTATTTTTATGGTGAAATCAAGCGCACTTTTTACCGTAAAACTGGAGCATCCGCGCAGAACCATAGTGAATCTTCAAAGCTAGTTAACGAAAGTTTGGCATCAATGGATTTCACGTTGGTAAACAATACAAGTGCTGAAACTTGTGACTTAAAAGTGACAGGTAAAGCGGATACGCGAATGGTTTGGAAAGCATCCGTCGAGGTGCAGCGGATTAGTGATAAACTTTATGAGCGTTAATACGAAAGGTAATTTATGGCAAGCAAACTAGATGTTGGTGCGATAGGTGTTAACCCCGCTGCTTCGGGTTCGGGTGAGGTCACGATTGACTCGGCAAGTGCATACGAGGCGAAAGTTATATTCGCTGAAGGCGGTTCTAACAAGTGGTCTGTAGGCAATGATGGTGATGGCGATGCTTTTGTCGTGGGAACCGGCGGCAATCTTTCAACACCGAAGCTCACCATCGACAGCGCGGGAAGCGTGGGCGTGGGCGTGACGCCAGAGGCGTGGCATTCGACGTATGACGCATTAGATATAGGCGAACAAGGTTCGTTGGCGGCATACAACAGCGCGCCGGGGGGCAGCGTCTTTTTGGGGCGCAACACAT